ATCCGACGTGGTGGTGTTTTCTCCGGGCGTCACAAATCAATGGCTTTATCCCGAGCCTAACTGGGTCATGTGCTGGTTCTATGGCGGCGGCCAGTTGCGTTCGCCATGGGGCTTCAATTGCTGGCAGCCGTTCCTCTGCTACGGGAAGGAACCAGGGCTTGCGTCAGGCAAGGGTGCTCGTCCCGATGCTGTCGATATGAACACTCCAGCCAACGCGAGCGATATTAATCACCCTTGTCCGAAGCCGGTAAAACTTTGGGAATGGTTCTTAGATAGGCTTGTGTTCAAATCCAACGCGGTCGTGTTCGATCCCTTCGTCGGTTCCGGCACGACGATCATTGCAGCTGAAATGACCGGGCGCGTCTGTCACGCGATTGAACTCGATCCGGTCTACATTGACGTCGCCGTGCAGCGCTGGGAGAATTTCACCGGACAGAAAGCGAGTTTAGAAAATGGCCTATCCAGGAACGAAGCCGCAGCCGACGCACCTGAAACTGTTGAAGGGTAATCCTGGTCTGCGAAAGCTTCCCGAAAACGAGCCGAAGCCTGCGCTAGCTTTTCCTGAGCCCTTGCCGCACCTGACTGACGAGGCGAAGGTCGAATGGCGACGGCTCGGCAGTGAGCTATATGCGCTTGGGCTTCTCACCAATCTCGATCTAGGTGTACTTGCGGCTTATTGCCAAAGCTACGCGCTATGGAAGGCGGCAATCGAGGTCTACAAGGAAGCGGCGCAAATGAACCCGGCGAGCAAAGGCTTACTGGCGTTGACGACGAATAAGAACCTTATTCAAAATCCGATTGTCGGAACAATCAACAAATGCGCCTCCGACATGGTACGCTATGCGGCAGAGTTCGGAATGACACCTTCGGCGCGGTCGCGGCTGACCAATGATTTCGATCCGCCTCCTTCAAAGTTTGACGGCTTGATCGGTGCGAAGAATAAATACTAAGCGACGGCACAAACGCGCCGACAAGGTCATTGCCTTTATTGAAAACCTTACGATCCCGTCCGGGCTCGGCGCTGGCAGCAAGTTCAAGCTGCGGCGGTTTCAGGAAAAGTTTATCCGGGCGATCTACACGCCGCACGTCAAAGAGGACCGCCAATGGCGTCGCGTGGTGCGCAAGGCGATCCTCTCGATAGCCCGGAAGAACGGCAAGACGGCGCTGATTGCCGCGCTGGTGCTGGTCCACTTGGTCGGGCCGGAGTCGGTGCCGAACGGCGAGCTATACTCGGCGGCTAATGACCGCGAGCAGGCGACGATCATTTTCAAGTTCGCGCGGCAGATGATCGAGCTAGACCGTGAGCTAGCCGACATGGTTATGGTCGTGCCGTCGACGAAAACGATCATTTCAAGACTTGATGGTTCGGTCTACCGGGCGATCTCGGCGGAAGCGGGAACCAAGCACGGCTTGAACCCGACGTTCGTGGTGTTTGACGAACTGGCGCAATCAAAGAACCGCGATCTCTATGACGTGCTCGATACGTCCTTCGGGGCCCGCGCCGAACCGCTGTTCGCGGTGATCTCGACGCAGTCGAATGATCCTGAGCATATCTTCTCGAAGCTGATCGACGACGGGCTCAACGCACAACGGCCGGAAACGATCTGTCACCTGTACGCGGTGCCGGACGATGCCGACATATTCGATCCTAAGACTTGGATGCTCGCTAATCCGGCGCTTGGTGATTTCCGCAGCATGGCGGACTTCAAGGCGCTTGCCGAACGGGCGCGGCGCATGCCGGCCGAGGAGCCGAAGTTCCGCAACTTGTTTTTGAACCAACGGGTCGCTCCCTACTCGACACTGGTCTCGCGCGCCGCATGGTTTGCCTGCATTGGTCCGGCTGATCTTGTGGACGGCGAGGAGGTCTATGGCGGTCTCGATCTCTCGGCCCGCAATGACTTGACCGCGCTGGTACTCGTGTCCAATGCCGATCCGTCGCGCGTCAAGCCGCTGTTCTGGAAGCCCGAAGAATTGCTCGACGAGCACAGCAACCGGGACTTCGGGCACAATACGCGGCGCTATCAGGAATGGCACAAGGAAGGCTGGCTCGACGTCTCACCAGGGCGCTCGATTGATCTCGCGGTGGTCGCCATGCGGATCGCGCAACTCTCCGAGCGCTATCGCATACGCGGCATAGCGTTCGACCGCTGGCGGGTCGAGGAACTGTTGAAAGAGTTCGACCGGATCGGCTTCCAGACCTACCGGGACAAAGCCAAGGGCGAGCGCGAGAAGCCCGGCTACGGCTTGCGCATGGTCGATTGGGGTCAGGGCTTCTACGATATGGGACCGGCGGTCGACGCGCTGCTCGGGGCAATTGACGAGCGCAAGCTGGTGCATCCGTCGAGTCCGGTGCTCAATTGGAACCTTGCGAACGCGGTCGCCAGTATGGACGCGGCAGGCAACCGCAAGGTCGACAAGGAAAAGGCAAAGTTTCGAGTGGACGGCGCGGTTGCGCTGGTGATGGCGGTCGGGCTCAAGGCACGCGACCGGCTGAACGAAGTGCCGCTCGATATCCGGGCGATGGTCGCCTGAAGGAACTCAAAAAATGCTCATACACAAGACGGTCGCCAGTGATGGCGAGGGAATGCGGTTTGTCCTCTCGGACGATACCGTTGATCGCCTGGGCGATATCATTGATCCGGCAGGTTGGGACCTGCGCAATTTCAAGCGCAATCCTATCGCGCTGTTTAATCACAGCGGCAATGCACCGATTGGCACGTGGTCGAAGATCGGCGTCGAGGGCGGCAAGCTGGTCGGCACGCTCAAGCTTGCGGCGAAAGGCACCAGCGCGCGCATTGACGAACTGATCAGCCTCGTCGAGCAGGGCATTCTGCGTGCCGTGTCGGTCGGCTTCCGGCCGGTTGAGCAGGAACCAATCGACAAGGACAGGCCATTCGGCGGACAGCGTTTCAAAAAGCAGGAGCTAGTTGAGACGTCACTGGTCTCCGTTCCCGCAAATCCAGCGGCGCTCGCGCTTGCGAAGTCGCTGAATGTTTCACGTGCGACAATGGACTTGGCGTTTGGCGAGCAAGCCGTGACGCGGGCCATTGAGACTACGCCTAAACCCGGCGAGCAAGCCGTTCTCCCTCGTAAACCTGAAAGGCTTAAGGGCATGGATACCCTTTCCCAGCGCATTGAAAATGCGCAAAGCAAACTCGTATGTCTGCGCGACGAACTGACCGCGCATATCGACAAGGCCGGTGATGAACCGGACGAAACTGCAATGACGGTCACTGACGAATTGAACGTCAAGATCGCCAGCGCACAACGCTCGCTCGATCAGCTTAAGGAAGCCGAGAAGCAGCTTGGCGCCCAAGCAATCGTGCAGAGCGTCGAGCGCGCCGCTCCGGCGGATCGCCGTCCGCTTGGCTTCCCAATGCCGAAGCTGAAGCCCGGCGAACTGATCATGCGCACGCTGGTCGCCAAGATCGTCGCTCATGCGCAGAAGCGGCCGCCGATGGAGGTGCTGTGTGAGCGCTATGGCAGCGACGGTAAGATCGACGAAGCCACGCGGGCGGTGTTTAATATCGTCACGCGTGCTGCGACGATCCCGGCCGATACCGTGACAAGCGGCTGGGCTTCGCAACTGGTCGAAACGCAGAACGCCGAGTTCATGCAACTGTTGATCCCGGCGAGCGTATATCCTGGCTTGTCGGCACGCGGGCTGCGGTTGAACTTCGGCCGGGCTGGCGTCATTTCAATTCCGACGCGCGGTCCTACTCCGAACATTGCCGGGGCATTCGTGCTTCAGGGAAATCCAATTCCCGTCAAGCAAGGCATTTTCTCGGCGGTGACTCTGACGCCGAAAAAGATGGGCGTGATCTCGACCTTCACCAGGGAGATCGCCGAACACAGCACTCCGGCAGTCGAGGGCTTGATCCGCGACGCAATGACCGAAGACACCAGCGTTTCGCTCGATACGATCCTGCTCGATGCCACGGCGGCTACGACCACGCGGCCGGCGGGTATTCGTAACGGCGTTAGCGTCACGACGGCAACGGCAGGCGGCGGCTTTGCGGCGCTGGTCGGCGATATCAAGGCGCTGGTCGGCGCATTGATTACCGGCACCAATGGCAATCTGCGCAGCCCGACTTGGATCATGAACCCGATTCAAGCCATTGCAATCGCGCTTACTCAGAACGCAGGCGGCGATTTCCCGTTTGCGAGTGAGATCAACGGCAACCGCCTCCAGGGCTATCCGGTGATCATTTCCAGCACCGTAACGGCTGGCATGGTGATCCTCGTC